AAGCAACATAGAATCATCCTGCGAAGACCCCTCCTCCTGCGATATCAAACTCAAAAGAGCCGACAACTCAGAAGAATCCGCCCCACCAGACTCACTAGACCCGTTCAAAGAACCAAGGCCCTCGCCACCAAAAATCTTGCCCACATAGTCTTGAGTCTCCTTAAACGGAGGAACACCATCATGCTTCTTCACCGCACCTAAACCAGCATTGTATGCCGCAGCCGCTAACCGATAATCCCCATCAATCTCCGGACGATCCAGCATCGCACGAAAATATTCCGCGCTAAACCGAAGATTCTCCGCCGGATCAAACATCTTATCTTTCGAAAGTGGCGTAACACGATAACCAGGAGACCTAGCCGTATCAGGCATAATCTGCCCCAAACCAAGAGCACCATCCTCACTCACCGCATTCGGATTGAAATTACTCTCCGCCTTAATCAATCGACGGAAAATATCAGGGTCCAAACCATAACGCTCCGCCATAGTCGTTATTAAACTCTGTATGTCACTCATGGGCCACGGTCCTATGTTCTCGGTCCTAGTGTATAGCAGAGCCAAATGAAAATAAAGTGGGTATAATTTTTGGGGCAAAGTGGATTATTAGTTCGACTTTCATGCTACTTGTACCTCGAACGGAAAAACATCGGAATGATTTTCTCGGACCAACTATATAAGACGCATACTACGATAGTACCCCCCGAAGAGGGGGGATGGGGTCAAGGTCAAAGCATCCGAAACAAAAGCGCCGCGCCAAGTTACCCCTATCACGGTGAAGTTGACGTAACGTCAACTTGTAAATTAATTGGTGTCTAGCTGTTTACATCTTGTTAGTTATGTTCCATAACTCTGTTATGGAAACGCAATTGAGCGGAGCCAGATTCAAAAAGGAAAGAACAATGGAAACCAAAGCAACAACCCTCGGACGTATCGCAGCCATCGAAGCGCAGATTAAAGAGCTAACTAAACAGCGCAACCAATTACGCGAACGCGCTGTCCTAAGCGGTTGGGCAATATGGCACTTCGGTAGCGACGGTTTAAAAACTAACAAGGCGCCGGATATGACATGGTGGAAAGAGCACCGCGAATCGTCCTTCAATCGCCTGTGTGAAAATTCATCTGACAAGGATCATCCTGATCACAAGCAATTCTGGAAGAAACCGAGCAAATTGTTTCGGGTATCGTAAAGAGTCTATCGGTGTCTGCCCGCGTGTCGGGCAGCATCCGATGCACTCCTGCATCATGTTCATATAAGGAAAGAACAAATGGCTTTAACTAGAATACACGTCAACCAACATGTGATCCGCGCCAACGCTAAAAGCGGAGAATGTAACCCAGTGTTCACCGTCAAATGTCGCAGCGAAAACATTTACGCTAACGAGGTGTTTATTAACAGCCCATGTCGCTTAGTGTACCAACCCAACAACCCGCTATCCTGTGGAGCTCGAGTGTGGATCGAGGTAGTCGAAGAATCAGGAGTGGTTATCCACAGTGTTCTTGATAAAGAACCCGCTGAATAAAGAGTCTATCGGTGTCTGCCCTTGCGAGGGCAGCATCCGATGCACTCCTGCATCATTCAAACAAAGGAAAGACCAATGGAAAACAAAACAAAAAAGGTCAAGCAATCAACAGGCAACCGCCTAAAGTTTAAGCTTGAGTTCATGATGATGATGATCATGTCCGATCGAACCGAGCAAGCAGCGGAGATATACAATCAGCTGATCGAAGAGTTCGACAAGCTTGCATAAATAACTTGTACCCCAGTTACATCTGGGGTACACTCTACTTGTTCATATAAAGGAAAGAAAATGGATATATATTGCAAACACTGCGGCGAACCCTGGGACATTTACGAACTGCATGATATGCACGATGGCAATGATGACAAGCTTACGTTTAAGCAAGCTTCTAAGCAGTTCGCTGCATTCGGGTGTGGCGCGTTTACTACCCTATCCGCGCCAAAAGTTTGCACTCACGCTATGGTCGATCAGGATATGGCAGATCGAGCAATGGTTAATCAGGACATGTCACCCTATCCTGATGAGTGGATATATTAATTAAACCCCGGCCCAGGCGCTGCGATAGATGATGTCTACACGCCTGGGCCTTTTCATATAAGGAAAGAACAATGAATATTAACATCCAGATCCAGATAGAAGACCAGGGCCAAGGCAACAACGTACTTGATCGAGAAATTGGCCCTGGGTTTTGCTTGCAGGACGTACTAGCAGAAGTGGCTACTCATTTTTTTGACGAGGCTATAATCAAAAACAAAGGCAACATGAGCAAGGTAGCTGATGACTTGGGCTTTAAAAACTATCAGACAGCGCAAAACTGGGCGCGTAAATACGCAACTAACCGTCGCAAATATCGATTACAATTCTAATAAGACCCCCTGGCCCTTGGGATAATGGGCTTCTTTCCTTTGACCCGAGCGCCTCGCTGCGCTCGGGTTTTTTTGTCAAGGCGCAGGGCTGTTTTAAGTTATCTGTTGACTACTTGTGTGTGGTTTGGTAGGGTTGTGGTAGGCAAACAAGCCTATCATATAAAGGAAAAGACACGATGAAAAAATCTTATGTAGAACAGTCAAGCCTCGAGGTTAACTTGATAATTGACCTTGGCGAAATTAACGAATTGATTAGAAGCTTGTCTGATCTTGCGCCTGAAGGTAGCAACAACTACCGCATTACAACGATGCTCGGAAAGCTAAAGGCCGTCAAACGTGAGGCCGTGCAAGATGCTATAGCTATATTCGAGGATATGGCTGGGGAATAACCAGGGAGGGGAGGGCTAACACCCTCCCTATTTTTTATGATGAGTATTAGTGATTTTATAAAGTATGTGGATGGATTTTACGGCACCAGCGACAATGCCGTTTACCCGCTCGGTGCAACCACCGCACAAGTCATAGCCGCCACCGAAAAGCACATTGGTCAGGTTGGTATTGATCCCAAAGTGGATTGCTCATTTTGTGGCGATAGCGTTGACCGTGAAAAGGTGCGAGACATAATGATAGAGGACTACGGTTTAGTCTGGCCTTGCTGCGCCATGATGGACGATTAACCAGGGAGGCCCGAAAGGGCCTCTTTTCTTTTCAGCTGCGCCCAGGGCGGGGAAGAATAAAAAAGAAAAGACAGGGCGCAGGGCGCAGGGCGCAGGAAACATTTAACTTGTAAGCAATTTGAAATCTGATACAATCAAAGCATTCAAAACAAAGGACCAACTACCATGAAAAACGCAATCATCTACAACGGGCCCAGCCTATTGGATGGCAAGCCTATCGTCGTTATAGCGACATATTCAAACCGCAACAAAAAGACAGGCCACGTTGTCCAGACTTATATTCTGCGCGGGGATCTTAACCCATTGGAAGCAAGCAAAACAGGGGAAGATTTTTCGATCTGTGGCAATTGCACCATGCGCGGGGAAGTAACAACAGACCCGCAACGCAAGCAAGCCAAAGGGCGGCGCTGCTACGTTAACCTAGGGCAAGGCGTCTTGATCGTTTACAAGTCATACTTGCGCGGCGTCTATAAAGAGGGCGCGGCGCGTGATATGGGGCGCGGGCGCTTCGTGCGCGTCGGAACATACGGGGATCCCGCCGCCGTCCCGTCCCACGTTTGGGACGAATTGCTGGCAGAAGCGGACACTTGGACAGCTTACAGCCATCAAAGCGGGTGGCGTCCAGATATCGCAATGCAAAGCGCGGATAGTCACGCGGATGCAATCGCCCATTGGAAGGCGGGGCGCCGAACGTTTCGCGTGATCGCGGATCTTAACCATCTGGACAAGGCAAAAGAGGCTTTGTGTCCCGCGTCAAAAGAGGCAGGGCGCCGCGTCCAGTGCACAGCTTGCAAGCTTTGCAAGGGATCCAGCCTAGCAAAATCAATCGCGATAGTAGAGCACTAAGACAAGGGCCTTCGGGCCCTTTTTCTTTTTGCGCCGCGCCTTGAACCGTGGACCACGGTCCTATAAGCTATAAGCTAAAGCATAAAGTCAGGGCGCAGGGCGCAGGATACCCTCCAAAACAGGGCGCAAGGCGCTAAATAAGGACGCAGGACTGTCAACGCGCAGGGCGCAGGGCGCAAGGCACCCACGCTCAAGGACCTCGGCCCCCTGATCTCCCCTAAATAAAAGTATATCACGCTCCTTGGACCTCTTTGCCAAGTAAAAATTCGCGCCTCCGCGTGACCAATATGCCATATTCCAAGCGACTTGATGAGGCGAGAGTTTTAATGCATTGGATTTCGCTACCTTTAATTCCATCCAAAAGGGTAGACCATCCCAGACCATATGAACATCAGGCACACCGCCACCATGCTTGTTCTCAATCCGTGTCGCGAAGCAGTTCTTCGGTAGATTTGTCCTGATCGACTGCCAAAAGTTCGCCTCTGGTCCCTTGCTCATTGGGTGTAACATCCTTCATTGTGCCGTCGATAACAAATGCTTGTGGGTATTGCTTCTGTAGTGCGGCTAACCGTGCAGTGATTTCATCTCGGGACATCTGGTCAATGGTACTGATCTGCTCCCGCCTATCGACAGTCAAACCACCCAAAGCGGAGCGGATTTTCTCGGCATTGATAGCGGCAGAAAACTGCCCCGCCTCCTCCGCCCCAGAGGATAATTGATACAGACGTTGGAGTTGCCCTATCGTGGTCACACCATACCGCCTCTGCCTCTCCTCTCTGAGTTCCTGCACATACTCTAGGACATGCGGATAGTCCCGACCGTTCAATAGTTTTGATGCGCTAGTGTTCGCAACCTCGGCAGAGAAACCTGCTTTGCGTGCGGCTTCAGCGTTGGAGTATATACCTTCGACGATGTGTCTAGCAAACGTCCTCTGCCTGTTGGTCAGAGTTCGACCGTGCTCTTCCTCAATCTTTTTCTCTAGTTTTCCCATGAGTTCCTCGTTGTTATTAACAAACAACCTATACCAATCAGTGGTTTATTTCAACTTTCCTATATAGCGATTTTTTCCCAGCGAAGTGTATCCAAGTGTAACCAGATGTATCCAGATCTGGGCTGTCTAAGCACTATAAATAAGGCTTGGATACGTTTGGATACACTTCACTGGAAGGAATTGCCTATAAAGGAAAGTGGAAAAAAACACCGGATGGTAATAGGTTGTTTGTAAATAACAACAAGGAACTCATGGGAAAACAGGAGAAAAGGA